GATGATTACCTTGATAAGTTTTTTAATCTACACGAAACTACAAGTAACTATCCTCCTTACAACCTTGTCCAAGTCAACAACGTAGAGTCCAGACTAGAGATAGCACTAGCAGGATTCAAGAACGAAGAAGTAAAAGTATACTCTGAGTATGGTAAACTCTTTGTGGAGGGTCAGAAGGAAGATAAAGAAACTGACATCAAATACCAACACAAAGGATTGGCTCAGAGATCTTTCAAACGCACTTGGCAACTCTCTGACGATACAGAAGTTGGAGAAGTAAAGTTTGAAGATGGTCTGTTGACTATCGAGTTAGGTAAGATCGTCCCTGAACACCACTCTCGTAAAGATTACCTTTAACCATCTAACCCCTTGACAAATGTCAGGGGGTCTTTTATAATATATAAAAATATTCCATAATGTCTATACAACTCCTGTTGATGAAAAGCGGTGAAGAAGTCATCGCTGATGTTTACGAGATAAGAGATGCAGAACAGAAACCTCAAGGTTTTATTTTAAGAGATCCACAAATTTGTAAGATCTTTAAGAATATGGAAGAACCTGAGAAAGGACCAAACGTTACGTTTGAGAACTGGGCACCTCTATCTGCACAGAAAAAATTCTTAGTTAAAGAACACGCATTCCTTACAATGTGTGACCCACTTCCTCCATTAGTTGAGCACTTCACAGAACGCTTTGGCGAAGGAGAAGATTCACTTGACCCTACTAGTATAAATGATGAACCCTCCACAGATAGTCCTACTGAAGAACCAACAGACACTCCTGTCGCAGGTGGAACCGACTGAGGCAGATCTGCCAGGTGAACCAGATGTTAGATTGATTGATCCATATTTGGTTGAGGGTAATGAGTTGACAAGATGGCTTAAGTCTGTTACAATACAGAATGAGATGATGATCCAATCGGATCAGATTCTTACTATAGTCGAACCTACTCCTGCCCTTATCTCTTCTTATAATGAAGTTCTACAAGAACGTTGACCAAGTTGGTGATCGAATTCTTGTTAGAGGTTGTGATGGGTATAAAGAAGTTCGTTTTCGTGACGAGTTTCGACCTACCCTTTACGTAAAGAGTAAGAAAGAGTCTAAGTTTACCACATTATATGGTGAACACGTTCGACCTATTCAGCCAGGTGGTATCCGAGACTGTAAGCAATTCTGCCAGCAGTATGAGGATGTTGATGGCTTTGAGATATCTGGTAATCAGGCTTATCTCTATCAATGGATCAGTGATAACTTCCCTGGTGAAGTTGACTATGATCCAAGTAAGATACGTGTGTTCACGATCGATATTGAAACAGCAGCAGAAAACGGATTCCCCGACATCGAATCTGCTGATCAGGAAATCTTACTTATCTCAGTTAAGGACAGTTTTACGGGCTTGTATCACGTATGGGGTTCCAAACCTTTTACGAACAAGCACTCTGATGTATCGTACACACAATGTGCTCACGAGCAGGAACTACTTCAGAAGTATCTCGCTTGGTGGATCGAAAATTATCCCGATGTAATTACAGGTTGGAATGTTCAACTGTTCGATGTTCCGTATATCTGTAATCGTTTGGCTCGTGTGCTTGGTGACAAGCAGACGAAATTCTTTTCACCTTGGAAACTACTGAGTTCCCGTGAAATTTATATACAGGGCAGAAAGAACATCTCTTATGATGTATCGGGGATAACGGTGCTGGACTACCTTGATTTGTATAGGAAATTCACTTATACAAATCAGGAATCCTATCGTTTGGATCACATAGCACTAGTAGAGTTGGGGTCTAAGAAATTAGATCACTCAGAGTTTGACACCTTCAAGGAGTTCTATACCCAAGACTGGCAGAAATTTGTAGAGTACAACATCCACGACGTACGTCTGGTTGATCAACTCGAAGACAAGATGAAGCTTATGGACTTAGCGTTTACGCTTGCGTATGATGCTAAGGTCAACCTTGAAGATGTTTTTTCTCAGGTGCGGATGTGGGATAGTATCATATATAACTATCTAAGAAAAAAGAATATAGTAATACCTCCCAAGATAAAGAATCAAAAGTCTGACAAATACGCAGGTGCTTATGTCAAGGAACCGAAACCAGGACGCTATGACTGGGTTGTTAATTTTGACCTCAACAGCCTGTATCCTCACCTTATTATGCAATATAATATCTCCCCAGAGACCCTCAGGGAGACTAGACACAGTAGTGCCAGCGTTGAAGGGATCTTAAATGGAGAGGTGTCAATTGATGGGGATGATTGTGTTTGTGCTAACGGTGCTCAGTATCGTAAGGATGTACGGGGTTTTCTACCAGAACTAATGGAAAAGATCTACGATGAACGTAGTATCTACAAACGTAATATGATTGAGGCGAAGAAGAAGTATGAGAAAGAACCTTCCCTCACACTAGAGAAAAAGATATCGAAGTTTAATAACTTCCAGATGGCTAGGAAGATTCAATTGAATAGTGCTTATGGTGCTATTGGTAATGAGTATTTTAGATATTATAAACTAGCGAACGCAGAAGCAATCACCTTGTCAGGACAGGTATCTATCCGTTGGATAGAGAATAAGATAAACACTTACCTAAATAAACTCTTGTCCACCTCGGATAAGGATTATGTCATTGCATCTGACACCGATTCGATTTATCTTAATCTCGGACCTCTTGTTGATAAATTTTTTCGTAATAAGTCTGACGATAAGGTTCGGATCGTGGACTTACTTGACAAGATCTGTAAAGATAAGTTGGAACCGTTTATTGATGCCTCGTATGAGGAGCTTGCAACGTATGTGGCGGCGTATGACCAAAAGATGATTATGAAGCGTGAGAACATTGCTGATCGTGGTATTTGGACAGCAAAGAAACGCTACATTCTTAACGTATGGGATTCGGAAGGAGTAAGATATAGTGAACCAAAGATGAAGATTATGGGATTGGAGACTGCGAGGTCTTCTGTTCCACAGTACTTCAGAGATCGCCTTAAGAAGGCGTTCAGACTTATTATGTCGTCTGATAACGATACAGTTATTGAGTTCATTGATAACTGTAAGAAGGAGACTCGTGAGGCAGTAGTCGCAGACATTGCATTCCCACGTGGGTGTAATGGTGTTACTAAGTACAGACACCCTAGGGAGATCTATCAGAAAGGTACTCCCATACACGTACGTGGTGCGTTGCTGTACAATCATTACATCAAGGATAAGAAGATTCAACATAAGAATGCTTTTATCCAAGAGGGTGAGAAGATTAAGTTTGTCTATCTTAAGGTACCGAATCCTATACAGGAGAACGTGATATCATTTTTCCAAGACTTACCATCCGAGTTTAATTTGGAGAAATACATAGACCACGACAAGCAATTTAATAAAGCATTCTACGAACCCTTGCGTTCTGTGCTAGAATGTATTGGATGGAAGCCAGAACGTACTGGTAGTCTTATGGAATTTTTCTAATGAGTTTTTTGAATTCTGTTATCAAGGAGATTGGTAATGAGTATGCAGCAGTCGCAGACCAAGGTATCGCTGCTGGTGATACTGCTAACTGGGTTGATACTGGCAGTTATATCTTTAACGCTTTGGTATCTGGTTCAGTATATGGTGGAATACCATCAAATAAAGTTACAGCACTTGCAGGTGAGTCAAGCACTGGCAAGACTTTCTTTGCCCTCAGCGTCTGTCGTCATTTTTTAGAGCAGAACCCTAAGGGTAATGTTCTATACTTTGAGTCCGAGTCTGCTATCTCCAAGGAGATGATGTCAGAGAGAGGACTTGATGTGTCACGTGTGGGTGTAGTACCTGTTGTGACAGTGCAAGAGTTTCGTACACAGGCTATGAAGATAGTGTCTGAGTATGAGAAACTTAACAAAGATGATAGGCCACCACTGCTTATGGTGCTAGATAGTTTAGGTAACTTATCTACTTCTAAAGAAATTGAAGATTCCGCAGCAGGAAAAGATACCAGAGATATGACACGAGCACAAGTGATCAAGTCTATCTTTAGGGTCTTGACACTTAATCTTGGTCGAGCGAATATACCACTGCTAGTTACTAACCATACCTACGAAGTCGTGGGTAGTTATGTCCCAATGAAGGAGATGAGTGGTGGAACAGGACTTAAGTACGCTGCTTCTAACATTATTTTCTTATCGAAAGCTAAGGAGAAAGACGGTACCGAGGTTGTTGGCAATCTCATTACTGCCACAAATCGTAAATCAAGGTTTACAAAAGAGAATTCTAAGGTTAAAGTAAGGTTGTTCTTTGACGAGCGTGGACTTGACAAGTATTACGGACTACTGGAACTGGGTGAGAAGCACGGAATCTTTAACCGTGTGGGCAATAGGATTAAGTTTGGTGAAACTTCTGTTTATCCAAAGAGCATTCTTGCTGATCCTGAGAAGTACTTCACTCCAGAAATAATGCAAGCACTAGACGAGGCTGCATCCAAAGAATTCAAGTATGGCAATGAATGAACGTGTAGAAAGAACTATCTTACGTAGTCTCTTTCGTAATGAAGATTACTTCCGTAAGATTCTTCCTTTTGTAAAGCCTGAGTATTATGAGGAACTTGATGAAAAAATCATTTTTGAAGAGATACAAAAATTCGCTTCTAAATATGACCGTCTCCCGACCACGGAGGTTGTACTCATTGAAGTCGAAGGACGGCAAGATGTTTCTGATGAGACTTATAGTCAAGTCCGAGATATCTGTAACTCTTTCAAGGATGTAGAAGAAGATCCTACACAGGCTTGGTTGCTTGATGCTACTGAGAAGTGGTGTAAAGACAGGGCAATATACATAGCCTTGATGGAGTCTATCAAGCTAGCAGATGGGAAGGATGAAAAGCAAAGTCGGGATGCGATTCCTGATATCCTTAAGGAAGCTTTATCGGTCTCTTTTGATGATCATATTGGTCACGACTACTTGGTTGACTATCAAGAACGCTTCGATTTCTACACTACTGATGAGGAGAAAACTCCGTTTGATTTGGAATACTTCAATAAGATTACCAAGGGTGGTATCCCAAACAAAACACTCAATGTTGCTCTTGCTGGAACAGGAGTAGGTAAGTCATTGTTTATGTGTCACGTTGCAGCATCGTGTCTATCACAAGGAAAGAATGTATTGTACATCACCCTTGAGATGGCAGAGGAGAAGATTGCTGAACGTATTGATGCTAACTTACTTAATGTAAACATCAAGGACATCCCAGAATTACCTAGGATGATCTTTGAATCTAAGGTAGCAGATCTGTCACGTAAGACACAGGGTAAACTTATCATTAAAGAGTATCCTACTGCGTCAGCACACGCAGGTCATTTCAGATCATTGATGAATGAATTGTCATTGAAGAAATCATTTGCACCAGATATAATTTTTATAGACTACCTTAACATCTGTGCATCTGCCAGATATAAAGGTGCCATTGTTAACTCTTACACTTATGTTAAAGCGATTGCGGAGGAACTTAGGGGATTGGCTGTCGAATTTGATCTACCGATCGTTAGTGCTACTCAAACTACTCGTGCTGGTTTCGGCTCTACTGATGTTGACCTTACTGACACTTCAGAGTCCTTCGGACTCCCTGCTACTGCTGATTTTATGTTCGCTCTCATTTCTAGCGAGGAATTGGAATCCCAAAATCAGATAATGGTTAAGCAGTTGAAGAATAGATATAATGATCCTACAATGTATAGAAGATTCCTCGTGGGTATTGACAGAGCGAGGATGAAGCTGTATGATGTAGAGCAAAGTAAAGACTCTGAAGCAGAAGCTAAAGACGTTGACTTTACACCTGATTTTGATAAAAAATCTTCCTCTAAATTCGCTGATTTTGTAGTATGACTGATGAACGTATGATCGTAGATGTCGATCAGTATATGGAGTTTGTGGATCAAACCACAAGTATTCCATCAAAAAATAATGGTGAGTTCATAGCTCGTATTGCAGAACTGGATAAGAAAGGTGTTGACATCGCACGTCTTATGACTGCTGCTGTTGGTATCAGTGCAGAAGGTGGAGAGTTTACAGAGATAGTTAAGAAGATTGCTTTCCAAGGTAAGGAACTTGATGATCAAGTTAAGTTACATATGATGAAGGAACTAGGAGATGTATTCTGGTATTATAGTCAAGCTTGTATGGCACTAGGATTTGATTTCAATAAAGTCTTAGCAACTAATATGGCAAAACTACTTGCTAGATATCCTGCTGGAACCTTTGAGGTAAATAAGTCAGAGAATAGAGTTCAAGGTGACATCTAATGACTGATCCAACATACAAAGCAACACTACTAAAACTCCTTAAGGAGAGAGCATATAAGAAAGGTCAGTTTACTCTTTCTTCTGGTCATACAAGTAGCCATTATGTTAACTGCAAACCCGTAACGTTATCTTGTGAAGGTAATGCACTTCTATCTACCTTGATGGTAAAGAAGTTAGACGAAGGATCTAGAGCAGTTGGTGGTCTTACTCTAGGTGGTGATCCATTGGTTGTTGGTGTAGCACAGAGAGCATTCTATAAAGGAGGGCACATTGATGCTCTTATTGTTAGGAAGAATCCTAAAGGATATGGTACAAAGGAAGTTATCGAAGGTCCAAAACCTGAGAAGGGTTCTATTGTTACAGTTCTAGAGGATGTAACTACCACTGGTGGTAGTGCTATGAAGGCAGTTAATGTTCTGCGTGATGCAGGTTACGTTGTTAATCGTGTTATTGCTATTGTTGATAGGATGGATGATCATAGTATATGGGAAGATAATAATATAGAATTCAAATCTTTATTCACCTTACAGGACATTATCGATGACTAAATTTGAGGCTAAAGATGTAGAACAATGCATAGTTGATGGTACTGATTATAAAGACTGTGTTGATCGTATGGTTGAAAATATGGGACCAACAACAGCATTACTTCCAGAAGGAGATTTAATTTCAGAACTATTAACAATCACTGCATTGTTGGGTGGTACTATGGAACGATTACAAACTTCTAATAGTGTTGGAAGGAGAAGTAAAAAGATAGTTATAGAATACGACGTACAGGAATCTAAATAGTAACACTGACCCAGTGTTATATGGCGAAGAAAAAGAAAGCTCCTTGGGAAGGAGAATACTCAGGTGTCGCTGCACAAGCCATTAGGGACATTTTCAAAACTCTAGGTAACGAATACCACTCGTTTTACGAGGACGTTGAGATTAAAACTCAAAACGATCCTAATGCGGGTGGTAAGATGCTGTTTGGAATTAAGGTGTTAGTATCGAGATCGAATAGAAATAAAGCAGCAGATCAGATAAGAGAAGATTTGGTGGATGGTAATTTTGATTGGAACGTTGCATATCCTGGTCAGGCAGATGGTCTTATTATAACAAGAAATGGATATCAAATAGATTGTGCTGTAAAACTTGGTACTGATATTATTAAAACTATACGTATAGAAGTTAAGCCAGAAGCAGGTAAAGGATCAGGTGGAGGAGCAGACGAGACTGCTTATAATGAATCTGCTCAGTGTCTGTATGCTTCAATTGCTTTTAATGTTTTACGGTCTGAACTGTCGGAGAATGTTTATGATTATGATGATGAGATGTATGAAAAAGCATCAAAGTATATTGATGTTGATGTTGATTGGAAGGAGTTAAAACCAGGTGAACAGATTGGTGTTGAATGGAGAAATTCTTCTGTTCGTGGAGCGAATGAGTTATGGAATCGTTTTGGTACTGGTTCTTCCGCAGGTGAATATTGTTTCTTTAGAGGTGGTGGTCCAGATGATGCTGAGATTAAGCAGGCTTATTTAAGGTGTAAGAAAGGTACTATATTTAATTCAGAGGATAAGTGGAACCCTGCTGATATCTGGATGGCTAGAAAGACTGAACTTCCTAGATTGAAAGTAGGTCTTAATGACTGTGCCAATATGGAGTCACTTAATAATTTTATTGAGAAGGAATTTTGTAGAAAAAATATGATGGGTGTGTCACTTAAGAAAATTACTAATGCTAAACCTTCTTGGTCTGTTAAAAATCTTTCAAATAATGCAGAGAGAAAGGCTACAGAGATGGAATCTTATGGATTTAAATCTTATGATCTGATATTTGATAACAAATCAAAGAAGAGTCCGTATCCTATTGATGTCTATGTTTATTTTGGTGATGGAGCAAAGCAAAATTTTCAGGCAAGAAACTTTGGTGGTAATACGACAGCATCTTGGCAGTTAGAACTAAGTGGTGTCTCTGCTAACCAAGGTCGAATAGGTGGTGGTGTTGTTGTTAAGGTCATACAAAGTCTTGCATCCGTGAAAGATTATAATCTTAATGTAAATACACCACTCTTGCAGAATATAGATAATCAAACTGTATGGTCTAAATCTGATCCAGATAATAAGTCGGCAAGGGAAAAATATACTAATGATTTGTATGATCTCTTGGATGAGCACAAGCAGACTATTAAGACTACTAGAAATAATAAGTCTGGTACTATGAATTTGATAGCACCAAAATGTACTGCTGATGATACCAAACTTACTATCGGACAACAAAATCAATCTTATAGGTATTCAAAGATGTTTGGTATGCATCTTCTTTCTTGTCTTAAAGCACAACCTGATGGAGGGGATAGAATTATGAGAGAACTGTATGCTTATGCTTCATCTCAGAGTGATATATCTGGTGTATATGCAAAGATGGAATAATGGCTAACGTAACACAGTTAAAACACCTTGAGCATTTGGAAGATGAAATGCTGAACTACGGTTCAGAAGGTTGTGCTGCGTCTGTTAGTTTCCTAGAAGAACTGGCAAAAATGTTAGGACATAAGTCTTCAGCAACTGGATTCTTACAGACCAAATGGGATGGTGCTCCTTCTGTTGTATGCGGTACAGATCCAGCAACAGATATTTTCTTTGTAGGAACTAAGTCTGTATTCAATAAGATCGATCCAAAACTTTGTGCTAGTGAAGGTGCTATTGATAGATGGTATGGAGATAAACCTAATCTGGCAAAGGGTTTGAAATTTGCTTTGAAATATTTTAAGCAGTTGGATATTAAGGGGGTGGTACAGGGAGATTTAATGTTTACTGATAGCACTAGGAAAGAAGAAATTATTAATGGAGAGAAACTCTATACCTTTACACCCAATACTATAACTTATGGTATACCAGTAGATCATCCTATTGGTGTTGAGGTAGGACAATCGAAAGTTGGTGTAGTATTTCACACGCATTACGTGGGAGATAACTTAGCAGATGCACAGGCTAAGGCAGGAGCTGATGTCAAAAGATTTAATAAAGTGAGAGAGGTGGCTGTTATAGAAAACGACACTAACATCAACGATGTGACACTTACGGCTCAAGAAATGGCCAAATTCGAGCGTCATATTAATATTATTGCAACGCTCTGTGGAAACTGTGGGGAATTCCTCGATAATATTGTGGAAAAAACAGGAACAACTGGTGATGCTAAGTGGCACGTTGCTTCTTATCTTAAACAATTTTTCAATGCTGAGATACGTGAGGGTCGTTCAGTTGGAAATGCAAGATTGACTCTTGATAAGTTGATAGAGTTCTATCACCAGAAGATGAAGAAAGAACTTGCTAAGATCAAGACTGCTAAGACCTTGACATTGAAACGTCAGTTGGTATTTGATAGTGAGAAGTATCTGGATGAGAACATAGGTAACTTCACTGACCTGATGAATCTCTATAGAGAAATGCAGATCACCAAGCAGTTCATTATAGATAAACTTGATCATCTAGAAAAGTTTAGAACTTTTGTTAGAGAAGAGAAAGGGTATAAGGTTACCACACCTGAAGGATACGTGTTACATCAAGATGGTAATATGATTAAGTTGGTCAATCGTCTTGAGTTCTCTTACAATAACTTTACGGTATCAAAGCAATGGCGTTAGAAAAACTATACGATTGTTGCTTCTTTACCTTTGGTAGGTTCCAGCCACCCACTACAGGACACGAAGAGAACATAAAAGGGGTCAAAACAGCAGCTTCTAAATGTGACTGGAGGATCTATACATCAAAGACGCAAGATAAAAGTGGTAAAAATCCATTAAAACCAGACAGTAAAGTAGCGTGGATGAGGAAAATGTTCCGTACCTATGCTGCAAACATAGTTGGTGCTCAAAAATCTGTGATCGAATGCTTACAAGACATACAAGCAGCAGGTTATGAGGATGCAACGTTGGTTGTTGGTTCGGATCGTGTTAATGCATTTCAGTGGATTCATAAATATAATGGTAAGGACTATTATTTCAGAAAATTAGACATTGTTTCCTCTGGTAATCGTGATGCAGACGGTGATACGTTTGCAATCTCTGGTACTAAGATGAGACGTGCAGCATTTGCTGAAGACTTTCCTACTTTTCGTGCAGGTATTCCCAAAGCATTAAGCGATGGTGAATGTAAAAAACTGATGAACGAGATTAAGAGTGCGTTACCATCTAATTTCAAATGAAGAAACTATCCGAATTTAAATGTCCTCCAGCTAAGAAAAAGTCTGGTGAAAAGTATTGCCGTCTTTGTGAGAAGAGGGAAAAACGTGGTACTTGTGGCTACGGTGGAAAGATGTGGGATCGTTACACAGTAGATGATGTATCGCAAGAAGAAAAGGAGACTAGAATGGATGAGTTTCAGGGTAGTAACTCTGATGCTAGTGAAGAGTTTGTGTTTAATCTTAGTGATAATCTTTCAGAGATTATTGAAACGGATCCATTGGTTAATAATCCAACATCCAATTACAGATATGATGACACTCCTCCTCCTGCTAAGAAGAAGTTGATGAACATCAAGAAAAAATCCAAGAAGAAATGAGAATCTTACACCGACTACCACTTGATGAATGGTTTGACGATGTACCTCACCCCCACGATACTATGCCAATAGCTACTAATGAACCAATAGAGGAAACACCACATCATAAAGCATATAAAATTGCTACCTCAAAATACAATCCTTTTTCCATAGGAGGATCAGAAAACATTCACGATTTCGATAAGAACAATGGCTGATACCTTTAGACCCTTTCTAGAAAAATTAGGTGGTACCAATGCTGCTACTTTTGTAGGTAACAAGGGAGAATTATTTTATGATCCTAATGCAGGTAACCTGAAAGTTTCTGATGGTAGCACAGCAGGTGGTATTTCAGCAGGTGTTGGTGCTGCTAGGTATAAAGGAACTGGTGCATTTACAAATTTTGGTACAGATCCACAAGGTACTTGGACTGGTGCTGGTATTACTGTAACCTATGGTGCAGTATCAGGGTATGGTTCATACCAGTTTACCTTTACTATGGCTCACGACTATGGTGATACTGCTAGTTACCTTGTATTAGCACAACCTCATTTTCATCCTGATGGTACTGGTAAAGGAGACCCACTAGTTTTTAATCTAGAGAAGGTTAATGGTACTACCTTTGTTGGTACAGTATCTAATCCAACTGCTGCTACAGCTGATGATGCTAAGTTTGATCTATTCGTATTTGATGTATAATGAAATCCTTTAAACAGTTTCGTGTAGAAATAAAGGAGCATTTTGAACGTGAAGTTCAAGAGGACTTCCATTCTAATAATGTATTTCTTGAGGGTGATTGGGTGAAGAACACTACCAACGGTAAGTATGGTAAGGTAATTCGTCGTGGACCTAACTATATAATAGCACTAGCAGAAGACAACAAGATCTTTAGATCTTGGGTAAAAGATCTAGAGGA